GGACAGCTCCTTGATTAGTGGCAAGTATAGTTGAATCGTAGATTTTGCAAAACGGGACCACTCCATCAGATGTTCCATTACCTGTAATTTTAGCTCCGGCAGGACGAATCATATTAATTCCGATACCAACTCCCCCGCCGTGTTTAGCTAGTAACATCATTTCTAAATTCTTTTGGCCTATATCTTGAATACTATCAGCAACATCTATACCAAAACAACTAATAGGTAATCCTCTATCTGTGCCTGTGTTAGATAGTACTGGTGACGCTAAACAAAGCCAACCTTTCCATATGTAGTCAAAAAACTTTTCAGCAAGTTCTGGTTTATATAAACGTCTCGCAACAGCATTGCTAACACGCATATAAGCATCTTTAGGAGATTCCCCTTGCAATAAGTAACCACCCGCGATAGTTTTTTTGTATACATCGGTGTCACCCCAAACTGGATAGTCTTCACCTTTTTTCCAATCATTGTTCCAGCTTGTCATTATTCTCTTTGTTTTCTTTTAACTCTTTTGTTAATTCTTCTATTGCCTTTTCGTAATCTGGGAACTTCTTGATTAAACTCATCGTCCCAATAGAAAGATCCTTTAGATTTGCCATTTCTTGTGTCATTTGTTGAATCACGGAACCAAGGATTTCTATCTTGTTCCTCATCTCTATAAGCTTGTTTTCTTTCATTATACATTATATAAATAAATTAAATACCCAATTGTAACATTTATGTTGACTGCTACTAAATTCCATTGTTTGGCTACAAATACTTGGGGCATTGATAATATACCGCCAATAACATAAGTAATACCACCAATTGTACCATAAGATAATAAATGAGGAGACATCATAATAAATGCAGTTCCCATATATCCTAATCGATTTGCCAATCGTTCTTTAGCGGATAGCCTTCTATCATGCACTAAAGCTCTTAAAAATCTTTGTTTAAATCTGTATTCACATTTTTTACAAGTGCGTTTACCATATCTAAACTTGTCTGTAGATTTTTCTTTATGGCATTTATTACACTTTCTCATTACCAAATGTCTTCAAAATCTTCACCCTCATTTGCTTTGGAATAATCAGTTGGGCGAATAGCAAAAAAGTCAGTATGAGTAAGCCCCCCGGTAAGATGATAGAACCAGTCAAGATTTGTTGCTGCTTCTTGGTCAAACGCAAAGTATTGTCCGAGGTCAAAGTAACCAAGTTCTTGTAATTTTTCATTGAGTCTTTTTCTAATGAATTGTTTAAGATCGTAGGATTTAAGGTTTTCAATATCTCCTTGTTCGAACATTTTGTCAATATATTTTTCTTCTGCATCTAGCATTGCTTTAGCCGCACTAACAACATCATCTCTACAATCTTCTAATAAATTAGGCATTTCTTTACACATATGCCGGAATAATTGGCAACCCATTTTAGAATGCAGCGATTCATCGCGAACACTCCATTTCATTTGTTGCCCTATTCCTTTGAGAAGATTACGGAGCTGAAAGCTATAAAGAACAGCAAAAGCAGAATACAAACTAACTCCTTCTGCGAATGCACTAAATATTGCAAGGCTTTTTGCAATCCCAACTGGGTTATTTCCATTATAACTGACTAAATTATCAAAGCGCTCCATTGTCGCTTCATCTTGTAAAAATGCTTCAAAGTTTTCTAAACCTAATGTTTCATTTAAATAGCTGTATGCTACGGCATGGATTGTCTCTTGACTCCCAAACATCATTGCCATTTGTTGGATTTCATGCTTAGGAAACCATGATACAACTTTTTGTGTCCAATAATCAGATACCGCACACTCAGTTTGCGCAAATCCCAAAAGTATATTTCCAACCAAATTTTTTTCTTCTGGTGTAAGTTTTTCATTCCAGTCCTTAACGTCACCTGACATTGGTATCTCCGTGTGCAACCAAAAAGCTTGAGCTTGTTTAAGCCAGCCTTCAGTATAATACTCAGGGTATTCAAAAGGTTTGTACGGTATTCTTTCATCAAATAATCCCATATTAATTATCTATTTCTAAGCAAATATCTATAAAAGGTAAATAAAATACGTGTTGTTTATAATCTATTTCTACGTAAGTTCTAACGCCAAAAAGTATTCCTGGATAAAATCCGATACTAAGTTCCCAGTTTTTCATTTTCCTTGACCTTTGTATTTTTTTAAATAATTTTTTGAGCTTTTACTATTAGAGCTCTTAGTTTTAGCGTGCACACCAGGGCGTTTTATTTTTGGCTTTTTCTTAAAAACCACAAAATTCATTTTTGCTTTAGCCATAGCATTTTATATTATATTTATCATGTATCTCAACTAACTCTTTATATTTAAGCAACCCTCTATTTTCAATAGACCACTTGATCCATTTTTCAATTTGCCTTTCGGCGTATTTTAACCGGGCTACTTTCTTTTCTTTTGTAATATGATCTCTACTACTCGGTCGCATTCTTTTTGATTTTGTGGTTTGAATAATACATATCCAGGAAATTGCTCTGTCATTAATTTTTTAAATAGCTTCCATCTAATTGGAAATGATTCATTGGGCCTTCCTTTACACTCTATTATAAAGTCTTCACCTATAAAATCAGGTGTATACTTTATTGGTAATATTCTTTTGCTGCCTCTATTTGTAAAATCACCTTTGCTATTTGCTTGCCTTTCATAACTTTCGTTTTCAAAATGAAAACCATTGACTAAAACAAAAGTTTCTCCTTCATATTTTGATCTGATTTTAGCTTTTTTTAAAGCCATATACATATATCGTTCTAAACCTGATGCAAAATTATGCCCGTCATAACTAATTTTTTTAGCAACAACGGGCCCTCTTTTTTTACTTTTTCTTCTCATTTATCTATTGTAACATTGATGTCACCTGGATAACGGTCGTAAGATTCTTCTTTATCTTTAATATAACATTCTTCAATCTCTTCTCTAAGAACCATACGAGCTTTCTCAATATAGTTGACAGCATCCATAAGCTCTTCTTGTAAATGATTTAGCCAAGTATCAAGTGTTTGTTCATCTTCGTGCAATGTAACACCATACTTTTTAAACCCAACATCAGAGCGTGACATTATTTTATTTACTACTTGTTTGATTATCTGGTCTCTCATTATATAGTATCTTTTACAAATGTACCATTTTTCATTCTACCAGTTCTATTAGATATTTCATCATAAGCAGACTGAATACAGCTTTCAATGTCTGTGCCGACAAGATGGGCGAGATTAGTGAGAACAACAACACTATCACCAATAGCGTCAATAATATTATCTTTGTCATCTTTAAGTAAGGCCTGTGCCAATTCCCCTGATTCTTCATATAATTTAATTAATTGTGTTTTAGGATCTCCTTTATCATAGATCCCACGCTCTTCTGCCCAGTCTCTAATGAGTCCAAATATGTTTTCTTTGTTGTACGTCGTGTCTGCCAAAAAAGCCTCATAAAAAGCTTTATTATAAATGTAGCAACGATCGTCTTTATACATTGAAGTTTTTGCATTTGCTAAAATCCATCGTCTTGACTCTTCTGTTAATTCAAATTCGCCAAGACTTGTTGTCCATTTAAATCCATCATTATCTAATAATAAATCTGCTAAATCTTTTCTAGCACATGGAAATGTTGAGGTTTGTTCGGTTGAGTTTACTTTCATATCTGATTTAAATAAATTTTTATATAATTTTCTGTCAACTTTATACCCATAAGACTTTTGAAGTTCTATTTCCTTCTCTGATATATAATCTATATCTTCAGAAGAATCAAGAACTTCATACTCATCAGGCTTATAGCCCTGCGCCAGCGTAACTCTACTATTTAAATTACGTGTTACACCAATTTTTTTACCGGGGATATGATAAATATAATACATTATTATTTTTTATTTAATATTTTTTCAATTATTTTTTTGCTTTTTTTTGACAACCATTCTCCTGGATAATTATTTTTTTGCATCCATAATTTATCCTCCGACTGAGAGTGGTGCTTTGATTGGTTCGTGGTGCTCATAATTATTTAATTTAATCATACTATGCGAAGGTATAAATAAAAAGTTATTTGCTCCGCGTTTTATATCTAACCCAAAATCAATATCAACAGTTGGTAAATCGTATTTACTCCGTGATAATTGTAATTCAGCTTGTTCAAGATGATTATTATATAAATGACAATCCCCTAAACTACCTATTAATTGCCCAGGCTCATAACCTAATCCTTTAGCAAGCATTTCTAATAATAAACCATACATTACAATATCGTATGGCAATCCAAGAAATACATCAGCTGACCTTTGTTGCCACATTAAGGATAACTTGCCGTCATTAATATAAACTTGAAAACCGTAATGGCAAGGAGGGAGAGCCATATCATCCAAATCAATAGGGTTCCAAGCTTGAACCATATGTCTTCTTGAATACGGAGCCTCCTTGATGCCGATAATAAGATTCTTAAGCTGATCAACCCCGCCAAAATCGCGCCACTGCTTACCGTACACAGGACCCAAGGTACCATCTGTTCTGCCAGACCTGTCATAGTCAGGATTCCAGTAAGTAACGCCGTGATTATTGAGATACTGAATATCTGTGTACCCAGATAATATCCATAATAATTCTGTAACCGCATTTTTAAAATATACTTTTTTAGTTGTTAGTATTGGAAAACCAAGGGACATATCATGGCGTATCATTCTACCAAACACACTTTTAGTGCCCGTGCCAGTACGATCTTCTTTGTTTTTACCGCCATTGAGTACACCACCTAATAGCCCTAAGTATTCATCTTCTATATTTATCATAATAAAATTTACACATTAAAAAATACTCCTGCCATATATTATCTTTTGTATAAACAGTAGGTGTTAAATTAACTTTTTTATAGTTAGGTTGAAAAGCTATACCAATACGCCATTCGTCACATATAAGGCCTTTTTTATTTGCTATAGGGGAAATTATAACTCCATTATCTAAACAAGCCTTATGCCAAGCCAATTCGTCTCTGGTTGGCATATAATCCGGCATTGGTTCATGCTTCTTTTTAGCCATCTATTCCCAAGGCATTAATTCATTTTCCATATTAACTGGTTGATGAGGTACAAAGCAACCTGATCTAGGCTCCCATTTAAAGTGTGCCTCTGCACCATTCTCGCCTAAATTTTGAAATTTAACTTTTAGTATTTTAGCTTTAACTGTTTTTTCTTCATAATTACGGTGCACTAATATACCATGATAACTCGCATCGTACCATTCACCTCCGCCTTTGATATTATACATAGTTGGCTCTTCAATCCTACCATTTGCATCTTTATACATTTTAGTAGGGTGAGCAACTACAATAACTAAAACATCATATTTTTTAGCAAATATTTCAATTTTAGTAAGATATTCCATTGTATATCTATTAACATCCTCAGTCTTAGCATCAACATCTCTGACTTTATTAAATGGGTCAATAACTAAACATTTAATGCCTTTGCGTTTTACAAGCTCCGCGCCTTTTCTCAATACTGATTCAAGAGTATATCTTTCCATATCAATAAAGAAAAAGTTATCATTAACGTGATTAGCTACTTGATTCCACTTATCAGTACCTATATCTGATTTGCGAGGCATATCCTGCCACACTTTTCGCATGAGTTTGTGAGCATGCAGATATGTCGGAGCATTTTCAGGTGAAGCAAATGCTGCTTTCCAGCCATAATTTTGGTTATATCCCACAACCATTTGGTCGACAAAATCACTTTTACCGGAAGAAGGTATACCAGTAACAGTAATAAATTGGCCAGTATATGTGGAAAATATTTCATCAAAATTTGGAAGTCCAACTTGAAAGCCAGGTTTAAAGCCATTCTGAACGAAGTCTGTGATCTCTCCTTCAATGTCCCGGAAAGTAGTAACGTTTTCCAGCGGGACTGGCTTGGCTCCAGTGATACGCGATACCAGTTTTTCTTTTC